TCTCTCTTATTTATTATTCTGCAATTCTAGTGAATTGCAATTGGCTAAAGCCGCCTTTCACAGCAGCATTAAAGTTAGTCAATGCGTCTGCACCATAGGTGTCAGACACATACTTGATAGTTTTCTTATCAGTCGTAGGACTGAAAGATGTTACTATCATATCAATAGCCTCTATTGGAGGCGTAGTTTGTAGTGCTTTAAATGCCCTACCTGAATGGATACGATGATCTGTGTCCAAGTTCGCAACGTATGTGTTGCCGGCTTCACTAACTCTTAGTGAACCCAGAACTACAAATTGCTCTGTAGTCCTTATCCATAATCCCTTATGGGAGCTGGATTTGGTAAACTTACCACTCTTGGAAGTTAACCGTTTTACTTGAGTTTGAGTACTCATAATTGTTTATAATTAAGTTATGGCCACCAATCCGGCCGATAAAACAAGAGGGGGTGGGATTACTAGGTGCCCCACAAATCCATACACATATATAATTTTTTCTACACATATATAAAATTTATAAAATTTTTATACACCTAACTACGTACAACTTTATTAGGTTATTCCTGTACATTTACGTATATTTGCATATGATTTAACAGGGTGTACAGAAAAAGTGCGTAGGGTGCCTCTATACTATAGGCACATGGCGTGACAAAACCTGTACACCCCCTAAAATAAGGTATGAATTACATAAGGATTACAAGGAATAAGTCTAGTTATGTTAGAACTAGATTATGTATTGAAGACGTTGCTATAGCTCAGAAAGAAGGACTTATAGAGTTCGGACTTTTAAGGGTTATTACCACGGCATTTGGTGAAGAGATTTACGTGTTTAGGGATGCTTTTAGGCTGCCTAAGTTTAATGTGTTTTATGCTAGTAAGATTAAGAGTGTATCTGATCCGTATTTAAATGAGCTTATTGGTAGGTTACTATATTTGAATCCTTATCCTGACGAGGTAGGAGTTAAGAGGATGGCTGAGTTTATAGGGAGTAGGTTTATAGCTACACGTAAAGAGGAAAGTAAGCTTAAGGTTGGGAAGTATGTGGATGTGCCTATTGTTGGACACAGGCAGATAGTTGATAGTATTTTAAGGAGAGATGAGTTAGGTGTTACTATAGTTCCTAACCATACTGATTTTGTATTGTTTTCTCAGAACAGTAAGCTAGGTAAAGGGGAGAAGATTAGTATTAGGAATGATATAAGGATGTATAAGATAAATGGGAAGATGGGTGAGATTATACATCAAGTAGCAGAGTATTTGATAGGGGAGCATGTTTTTATGAAGGTAGGGATAGGAACTATTCGTAAGTCTGCGCTAGTGGTTAAGGAGGATTTAGTGCCGGTATCTACAGGTGTTATTAGGAGGTATATACTAGAGGAGACTCTTGATTTGCTAAAGGAGCACTCTAAGACTACTCCTTTGAGGACCCTAAAAGCAGCTAGTAAGTTTTCTGAGTTCTTACTTATGCAGAATAATCCAAGTACTTCTGATATAGTTAAGAAGCTTAGTGTTAGTAGGAGTACAGCTGTGGAATACAAGGTGTTGAAGGGTGTTATAGGTGAAATGGAGAAATAAGTTGTATATTTGGTGTTTAATTTAATATTTAAAATTTAAGGATATGGCTAAAAAGGCTAAAGTAGTTAGTGGTAAAGGTAAATGTGTTTTTACTAAACAGTTAAGGGATAAGAATTATAAGAGTAATACTAAGGTGTTTAAGGAAGGTGTTCTAAAGGAAGCTGTAACTTATCTTTTAGAGAGTAAGCTTATGGAGGTTGAAGTTAGTGATGCTAATAAGTTAGGTAATAGAACTGTTAACGTATATGTCCGGTAATAGGATAGTAGCTAATAAGGTTGATGTATTGTTGGCCGTTGCTTTGAGTGAAGTGCATAAATGTAATATTGTGGACTTTATTCCTATTGGTATGCAGTATACTAGGATGTTAAATTACCTACGGGCTAAAGAATTAGTGAGAGGTATTTATACGGAGAGGTACTGTATTACGGATAAAGGTATAGATTTTTTAAAGAGGCAAAATATTGATGAGGTTGTAGTTGGTAGGTATTGTGTTGTAAATCAGTTTATTGATAATTTATAACAATTTTTGTGTTGTATAGTAACTAAAATTGTTATATCTTTGTTGCAACAACAATATAGGTATGGTACTTTTAAATGATCGACAATTAGTAATTAATATAAATGGTGATATATATGAGGTGGTTAAGAAATATCTGAGGATATTTTTAGCACAGGAGAGTCTCACCGAAAAACAATTAGAGGTAGCTACTGCTTTAGTAGCAAGATACTCTGAATATCTGCATGGTGGTGTTAAAGAACCCTATGCTTCTACTCTTTTGTTTTCTACAGATACACGTAAGGATATAGTTAAGGAACTTAAGATATCTTATGCGCATTTACTTAATACTTTTAAGGCACTTATAGGGAAGCAGATTATTGCTCGAGAGGGTAATAGGTATGTGCTTAATCCTTATATTGTTCCTAATAGTTCTATCTTGTTTAAGTTTAATGTAAATGGTAAAGATGGCAGAGGTAAGGGATAGGATTATAGCAGAAGTAGCCGAAGAGTTAGGGATTACTAAGGATGCTGTTGAAAGGGTTGTGCGTAGTCAGTTTAATCTTGTAAGGCATATGATTGTGGAAAAGGATAGGAGTGTATACTTAAGGCCTATTGGAATGTTCCTTAGTATGAAGGTTAAAAATGATTTAGGTAGAGATAGGTATAATTTTAGGATAAAGAAATTAGATAATGTTAAACCGGCTGAAGAGCCATTAGAATTCGATTAAAAATGAAAGAACAAACAAAATTAGTTAGAACTGGTATGAAATTAGTTTATGATGTTAAGAGTACTCCACAAGGATTAGATATCTCTAATTTGGTTAGTATTTTTAATGGGCATCATGTAGTATTTTGGGATAGTAGTAATGGTGGTACTAAGCCTAAGTTGTATTCGGATGAGGATTTGGAAGCTACTTTAGCTGTAGTAGATACTAAGGGAGTGGAGATGGATTTTCAAAGGTACCACGATGAGTTTGCAGATAAAGAGTTTTGGGATAAAGAGCTTTATAGGTGTCAGAGTTCGCCCTTATACTATGCTACTAATTACTTGACTACTGTGTGGCCTGCTGATGATAAGGAGGTAGCTGATTATATTAAGAGTATAGGTCTTGTTAATATTAAGAATGATGCAAAGGATGCACAAGAGCAATGGGCTAAACAAAAGGAGCTTGTAAAGGCTGCCGGTAAATTGATTAAGTTAGAGGATATTAAGGTGCTTGGTGGTGTAGTAGAAGGATTAAAGGCTTTATATTTTGAGAATATTACAGCTCTTGAATCTCTTGTTAAGGGTAAGGTTACTTTATATGATAGTGGGAATATGCCTCTACCTGATAAGAAGAGGATATCTAATATTGTAAGTAAGATTAGGAAGTTCCCTGTCTTGGATAAGTATTCGAAGTATAAGAATGGTAAAGGTAAATGGGATTATTCTATGTTATTTGTTACTGCTTATGAACCTCTTTTAGAAATGTTTTATGATGTACTACTCGAAGATAAAAATAAAAAGAAAGGATAAGGTTGCCTGTTATTGGGTAGCTGATCCTAAAAATTGGGGCCAACTTGCTTATAGTATTTTACATGAGTATGATACTATTTTAGAAGATCCTAATATAAAAGACGCTAAACAGCAGCGTTCAGATAAAGTAGCTGATAAAATTTTAAAATTATTTTAAATGCATAAGTTTAATAAGATTGTAATAGATGATGTTAGTGTTAGTATTAAGGATATAGAAGCTGTTATAATAGATGAGCAATTTATTAAGGTGGGCTCTAAGAGTACTGTGTGTATTCTTACTTTGACTAACGGGTTTGAGGTTATCGGTATTAGTAGTGTAGTTAATCCTGATTTGTTTAATTTTGAATTAGGTAGTAAGATAGCTAGAGATAAAGCTATTGATAAGGTGTGGGGCCACTTAGGTTTTGCACTTCAAAATCAGTTGTAATGATACAAAGACATCCTGTACTAAGTTTTGATAGAAAATTAAATTTCTGGGAAGAGTTTCCTGATTATAAGGTTCACCCTAAATTCGGAGATTTTTGGCAAGTGAATAAGGATGTTGATAGGTTAAAGGAGAGCTCACTATTTATGTGGGCTCTTGCTTTGTGTTATGATAGGAGTAGTAGTTTTTTCGCACAACCTGAACAGGATAAGTGGGAAGTAGTATCGGAGGATTTGTTTGATGATATTAATTTTTTAACTAATATTGCACTAGGTAATGACCAGGATAAAGTGGTGTTTAAGTTAGGGATTACCTTTAGGGATTTGATAAGTTCTTTTCAGGAAAGTATAGATACTCCATTAGGGATATCTCTTAGGTTGTTGGAAACTAAATTGTTAGAGAGAACAACGTTTATAGTGTCTACTAGTTATACTTTAGATTCGTATGTTACGTCAAAAGCTGGTAAAACTACATTACAAAAAGGAACAGCTGATCAGTTAGATAGAATGTTTGCTAATACAGAAAAGATTAATACCCTTATACAGAAAGCTATGGATGCTTTAAAAGCTTCAGAAGGTTCTGGTAATATGAAGGGTGGACAAAAAGAAAGCCTGAGCGATGGGTCAACTAAGTTTTAAAGTATGCTTCCTATACACGATGACATGTGGATACTGTATAAAAACAGGATTCCAATTTCTAAGGTTAAGGTTGGATTAGATATTCCAACTATGAATCCTCTTGGTGTAAAGTATAAGAGATTTTGGAAAAAGCATAAACGTAGAGCTATTGAAGGATTTTGGGTAGAGCATAATGATGAGTGGAAGTGGGTATCAGGACCTTTGTATTGGTATGTTAATTTCTGGAAGATTAAACTTACTCCTAAGAATTCTAAGTCTAAACTAAAACGTTTAGGCATTCCTTTTTTAAGGGATTTAGAATGGATAAAAGCACAAGTACATGAAGAAGCTAAAGGGTTCTCAGGGTTTGAAGATGACCAGGAGATTAGTTGCCACATAATTTTAAAGGACTTGGATCCTATTAAAAATCCCGAAGAACTAGAGGATAGATTAATGATTTATAACAACAGGGAAGCTGTTCTTAGCAGCCTTGTTAATGCTAAAGGTAACTTCAAAAAATTTCAACCGGCACGTACTTATCTTAGAGAATATTTTAAAGGTAACTTAGGTAAACCTATGTACTTTAATATGAGTTCTAACGTATCTGATATGGAAGCTCGAGGTGGTGGTAAAAGCTTTTGGGCTGCTTCTTGTATAGCACATAATTTCTTATTTGATGGTGCAACTGATTATGAAGAGTATTTAGAACTCAAAGCAGCTAAGGAAGCTCTCGCTTCTGAATCTCTTATAGGTGCCATCGATACAAAGTATTCAGGTGACTTAATAGGTAAGGTGAAGATAGGGTTAAATAATCTACCCGGGGAACTTGTTATAGGGGAAGAGAGTTATCCATCTCCTTTTCATAAGAATTATACAGGTTCTTGGGAATCAGGGAAAACTATTACAGCAGGTTATGATATTAAGATAGGTGGTCAATGGAAAAGGAAAGGTACAGGTTCGCTTATACAGCATAGGAGCTTTAATGATAATCACGTAGCTGCTAATGGTACCAGGCCTAATTTCTCTGTTATAGATGAAGTAGGTTTTATGAATAATCTTATAGCTGTATTAGGACAGATGAAAGAAGCTGCAGCTGATGGTACTGTTAAGCAAGGTGTTATTTGGATGACAGGTACAGGTGGTGATATGGAAGGAGGTTCTACAGAACAAGTTAAGCAGGTGTTTTATGCACCTACAGCGTTCGAGTGTTTGGCTTTTGATGATGAGTTCGAAGGATATCAGTCAAAGATTGGGTTTTTCATTCCTTCTTGGATGGCTTTAAATCAGTTTAAAGATGAACTAGGTAATACTAATTGGAGAGCTGCTATTAAATATATACTAGCACGTAGAGAAAGACTTAAGAGAAATGTTAAAAAGAAACAAGCATATGAGGATGAGATAGTACAACAACCTATCACACATTCTGAAGTATTCTTATTGGCTCATCATTCTATTTTACCTACTATAGATTTAAAGGAGCATATGGATGATTTACTTACTATGCAATCTGACCCTGGTATAAAGGGTAATGTAGGTTGGATGGTATTAGATTCTGAAGGAGTTATTAAGTTTAAGTATGATCCTGATAATTTTAAACCTACTGATTATCCTGTTAAAGGCTCTGATGATAAATTTGGGGCTGTTGTTATTTGGGAGAAGCCGGATCCTAAAGCAGAGTATGGATGGTATGTGGCCGGGTTAGATCCTTATGATTTTGATATAGCACCTAATTCAGTTTCACTAGGTTCTGTATTTGTTATTAGGAGAGGTACGCCTTTTAATGGAGGATTTGATAGAATAGTAGCTGAGTATACAGGTAGGCCAAACTTAGCTTCTGAGTTTTATGAACAGGCTAGGAGATTGTTTAAATGGTATGGAGATGCTACTTGTTTGTACGAGAATGAGAAGCAGCATATTAAGGAACACTTTAAAAAACACTTTGATTTATATTTGCTAGCATACACTCCTGGTGTATTAAAAGCTAACGAAACTTCTAAGACAGCTAGAGCTAGAATATATGGTCAGCATATGAGTGCTACAGTAAAGAAGGAGGCTGAAATATACTTAAGAGAATGGTTACTCACACCTATTGGTGATGGCAAGTTGCAATTACATACAATAAAAAGTCTACCTTTGCTCAAAGAATTGATAGCTTATAATGATAAAGGTAACTTTGATAGAGTTATAGCTCTTATGTTAGGAGTTATACAATTAGCAGAAGTTAGGAAGATTATTATAGAGGATGGTAAAAAACAAGAAGAGGTTAGACAAGAGGAAGATAAACCTAAAGATTTCTTTGAACGTAGATTATTTTCTTCTAATATGGCAAGAAAATCTATATTTTAAAACTTAAAAACATGAATGATTCAGTAACACAACATATAAGTACGATGCCTCCACAACATATACACTCTAGTAGGAAAACAGATGAATGGGGAAGAAGGTGTGTGTTAGCTATTCAAGGTATGTCTAATACTCATATTAATGGTAGGACATCAAGGGAGGAAAAGGAGATTAATTATAATATAGTTAATTCACAATTTGATTCCGGTGAATTTGAACATGTTTTAAATCCTTATGGGTTTGATACTAGTAAGTATGGTGGTACTGCTACTAAGTTACAGAATTATAATATTATTAGGAGTGGGTTAGAAACTCTCCGTGGTGAAGAGATGAATACACCTCTTGACTTTTTTGTAAAAGCTATATCAGGAGAAGCTGTATCAGCTAAGAAAACAAAGAAGTTAGAGATGCTTAAGGAGATGATGAAAGCTAGTATTAGGATAGAGTTTGGATTAGATGAACAGATACAAGAACTTGAAGGTCAAATGCAAGGTATACAAAAAGAGATGGCTACTGTGCAAGATCAGAATGTGGTTCAACAAATGCAACAACAATTACAACAACTACAAGAACAAAGAAATAATATGCCTGATATACAGGCAGAAATGAAAAAGTTTAATTCTGAGTATATAGACCCAACTGAGAGTACTAACAACAAGATTTTAGAATACTTAAAAAGGAATGATAACTTAGAACTTAAGTTTAACCAAGGTTGGTTCCACGCTTTAGTATCTGCTGAAGAAGTTTATTATACAGGAATACAAAGAGGGCATCCTACTGTAAGAGTAGTAAATCCACTTAATTTTGAATTTGATAAAGGTTCTGATACAGCTTTTATACAAGATGGGAACTGGGCAAAAGAAGAATTTTGGTTACCTATAGGAGAAGTTATTGAAATGTATGGAGATGTTCTAACTAAAACTCAAGTAAAAGAGATATCAGAAGGTAGAGCCGGTTATAGTATTGTACGTAATGGTATGGAACAGGGCTTTGCATATTCTTTTGAGGGTGGACAGAGAAGGAGTTACTCAGCTGCAGGTGGTGATGGTAGCCATGTATATATAATGAATGCTTCTTGGCGTTCTTTCGCTAAAGTAGGTATACTAAAATATAAAGATCCTCGTACTGGTAAATGGGAAGAAGTAGAGGTAGATGATACTTTTAAACTTACTCCACAGCTTAAGGAGATGGAAGCACAATTAGAATGGTTTTATGATACAGAGATTTGGGAAGGTACTATGATAGGTAATAATATGTTTATCAATGTTCATCCTAAGTTTAATCAAACAAAGAATTTACCTTATATTGGATATATCTATAATAATATTAACTCTGTAGCTACCTCCATGGTAGACTTAGTTAAGGGATATCAGTATACTTACATTATAATTTGGTGGAGATTAGAGCAGGAACTTGCAAAGGCACAAGGTAAAAAGTTTGTTATGGATATAGCTCAACTACCTCAGTCTAAGGGTTGGGATGTTGACCAATGGATGTACTACTTTACTAATTTAGGAGTTATATGGATTAATTCGAAAGAGGAAGGCCGTAAAGGTGATCCTCAATCTATAGCTACCTTTAATCAGTTTCAAGCTATCGATATGTCACTATCTCAAGTGGTAGGTCAGTATATGAGTATTATAGAAAAGTTAGAGCTGTTAGTAGAGGAAGCTATGGGAGTTCCTCCACAACGAAGAGGTGGTATCAAACCATCAGAGACTGCTACCGGCGCTCAAACAGCTATATCAAGATCTACTAATGTTACCAGGCCGTGGTTTTATTTTCATGATTTAGTTAAGCAAGCTGTTCTTACTGAGATATTAGAACTTGCTAAGATAGCATATATAGATGGTAAGGAACTAGAGCTTATTATAAGTGAATTCGAAGTAGAAACTCTTAAGATAGATGGTAATAAACTTAATGGTTCTGATATGGGAGTATTTGTTACTAACTCCTATAAAGATAGAGCTAATAAAGAGAAGATGTCAGAACTTGTATCCATGGCAGTTAATCAAGGAAAAGCTAGTTTAATAGATATTGCTAATATTATAGATTCTGATTCAATGTCTTATATTAAAACATCTCTAGCTGAAGGAGAAAGAAAAGCTCAAGAAGCTGCTCAGGCCAATAGTAAAGCACAACAAGAGATGGCTGCTCAAGCTTTAGAACAAGCTAGAAAAGAGAGAGAATTAGATAGAGCTAAGGATGTGGAAATAGTAGAGAAAGAAATTCAAAAAGATATCTTACTTAAGAAAATGGATATAGCAGCTAAAAAGTCTGATGGTGATTTAACTGAAGCTGGTCTAATAGCTGATACTGCATTAAAAGGAGAGAAGTTAGAGATAGAAAAACATAAAGAGGCAAACAGAGTAGAAGAAAGTAAGCAATCTATGGATATTAAAGAGAAAGAAATTGCTGCAAAAACTAAGTTAAATAAGAGTAAGAATACATAATAACATATTATGTATTAGTAGGTTAAGTATAAATGTAAAACAAAATTTGTTTTAATGTATAATTTTATACTATCTTTACACCAACAACAAATGTTATAGTTATGGTAGACACGTTTACAACATTCTGGGGAGAATTAGATGTACCTAATACAGCTCCTGCAGAAGAACCTAAAGAGGTAGATGGCAATAAAACAAAGGTTAAAGAGCCTAAAGGAGATGATAAAACAATAGAAGAAGAGGATGATAAACCAGGAGAAGGAGATGGTGATAAAAAGAGGGGGGAAGGTTTTAAGGATCCTAAAGATCCAGAAGAAGAGGAGGAAGAATATGAATATACTTCTGAGGATGTGTCCAAGGCATATACAATGCTACAGGAAGAAGGTGTGCTAGAGATTACAGAAGAGGATGAGTTTGATAGTACTCCAGAAGGATTAGCAGATGCTATTGCAGTAACTGTTAGAAATAAAATGCAGAAGGAGATAGAAGATATACCTGAAGTAGTACAAGAATTTTATTCACATGTACAAAAAGGAGGAGGAGTATCTGATTTCACTCCATCTCAAAGTGAGATAGAATGGGCAGACTTTAAACCAAAAACTGAAGAGACTCAGAAACAAGTTCTTAGTATTTATTATAAATCTTTAGGGTACACACAAGAAGAAGTAGATGATGAAATCCAAGATGTATCTGATACAGATAGAATAGATAAAAAGACAAATATGGCTTTAAAAGCTTTGTCTAAATCTCAAGCTTTAAGGAGAAAGTCACAGGAAAAAGATAAACTTGATGCAGAGGAAAAAGCAACAAAATCAGCTGTTAAAGAAATATCTGAAATTAAAAGTACAATAGATGACTGGGAGGAAGTAGCAGGGTTTAAGTTAGATGATGATAGGAAGGAAGAGTTTAAATCGTATTTATTTGATATAGATAAGAGGACAGGAAAAACTCAAATGCAGTTAAACGTAGCTGATAAGGAAAGAAGATTACGAATAGCGTTTTTAGATTTTATTGATTATAACGGGGAAGACGTTAAAAAAGATATATCTACAAAACTTACAAAAACTAGAAAAAAGAAGTTATCAAGATATACTGATAAAAAGACCATAAATAAAAACAGCAGCAGATCAATCGCTTCTGGTAAAAAAAGGTCGGGAGGTAAAATTCAATTCCCAAGTATTTTTGGAACTCAAACCGTAGAAACTAAATAAATTTAATTAAGATTATGTTACAAACAGATGTATCACCTTTACAATTGCACAAATTACGTGCTTTACCATCTGGCATGACTGAATCAGATCATTTATCTCAAGCTTATTTAACTGAGCCAGAGAAGATGGATGCTGTATTGGCGTATGCATTTGGTACACAAAATGAAACTGTACTTTCCATGTTAACTGGAGGTATTGGGAACACAAGATTCGTTTCCAACCGAGAGTATACTTGGGATTTACACGGACAAAATGAAAGAGCCGTAGAAATTACAGGCCCTTTACAATCAGGCGCTACCGGACACGGTGGAACTCCTTTCCGTTGGAAAATGGAAGAAGGTATCTTTATGGTATCTGACAACTTAGTATCAGATGATGGTACTATGTTAAGAGTATCCAATGTTGTGTCTAATGGTATTGATTATATTTATACAGGTGTTCTTACGGATCCTGATACAAGTAAATTTATCAATGCTGATCAATTACTAGCTGGAGCGAGAATGTCAAAAGACTTCTCTACAGTTGAAGAGTTCTCTATTAAAGGAGGTAGTACAAACTTTACTGCTCCTATGACTCTGAAAAATCAATTAACTACTTTACGTAAACATTATGCTGTTTCAAGATCAGCCGCTACTGACGTTATGGTTATTGAATTATTTTCTGATGATGGGCAAGCAACTAAGTTGTGGACTAAGTTAGCTGAATGGACTGCACTTGCACAATGGTATAAAGAGATCGATAGATCTTTTATCTATACTATTTACAACAAAGATCCACAAGGTATTGTTAGATTGCAAGGTGCAAATAACAGACCTGTGTATCATGGTGCTGGTATTCGCCAACAAATTTCTCCTGCCAATAAATTGTATTACACTACTCTTACTTATGACATTTTAGATGAGTTCCTATTGGATTTATCTTATAATGCCAATAGATGGGGCGGAGACTACAACTTTGTAGGCTTAACTGGTAAAATGGGTATTAGGGAATTTAATAAAGCCATCTTAGAAAGACAACAAAGTCTTGGTATTACTGTTACCGATTCAGGTACCTTTATTACTGGAACTGGTTCTTCTTTGACCTTTACAGGACACTTCAAAACAGTAGAATTTTTGAATGGTGTTTCACTTACAGTAAAAGAGTTTGATCCTTACGATAACAAAACTCGTAACAGGACCTTACATCCAGTAAGTCTTAAGCCTATTGAATCTTATAGATTCACTATCTTAAACTTCGGTACAGTAAGAGGTGCGGCTAATATTCGTAAAGTAGCTAAGAAAAATTCTGAGAATGCTATGTGGTATGTAGCTGGTTCTACAACTCCATTTGGAGAAGTTGCCAACTCTATGTCAGTAATGCGTTCTAACGGATTAGATGGATATGAAGTACATATGCTTGCAGAAGTAGGTATTCAAATCCAAGATCCCACAAGTTGTGGTGAAATGATTATGAGATTAAACTAGCATTTTTTACTATTACTCTAATTATGCTTTTTGTTGTTCATTAGGGGAGAGGAAGTGAGGATTATATCCTTTTCTTTCTCCCCCTATAACAACAAATAAAACCTATAAAATCTATAAGAAAATAACAACAAAAACATTCATTATGATTAAAACATTAAATAATTTTAATAGGAATAAGACAGTATCATTTAAACAGATATATGCTGATCCTCTTATTAAGTTAAAAAAGTATACTGGTACGTTTACAAATTTAGGTGCCGGTATTGATAAGAATGGATATCCTGTTACAGGTTTAACCGAAGATTACACTAGTACGAATGCTAAAGGTACTATAACTACACATAAAGGTACTAGGAAAGAATTAGAAAAGTTGTTAGACCTTGCAGAAGGTACCTTGAAAAACACTAGTAAATATTGGCATTCGTTCTTTATAAAATTAAGTGGTGAAAGTTTAGATATAAAGTTGGATTTAACCAACGCACACGATCTATTACAATATCTGTTTTTACGTGCACAGTCCTTTGTAGCAAATGGGCTTAATGAGGTAAAAAATAATGCTAAAAATGAATACGTATTATTTTCAGAAGATGAAGAAGCAGCTAGTAGAGTTACAGTTAGACGCATACTTAAAAAAGCGTATAACGTATCTGAAAGTTTAGACTTAGAAACTAAAATGGATATCTTAGCAGTATACGGTTACATAGCTGATGCAGCTAATGTTAATACCATAGAAGATAAGGTAGATGAATTTATTGAGGAAGATCCTAAGAAATTCCTAGAAATAGTTGCTGATGACTTTTTAGTTTACCGTTCTTTACTTACTAAGTGTTTAGATAAAGGTATCTTACTAATGGAGAAAGGAGCAGTAATGCACGGAGAAGTAAATGTTGGTTACGATAAGAAAAATGCAGCTGAGAATATTGCTGCAAACAGAATGTTACAAACAGTACTTAAAGCTAAATTATCCGGAGATATGGATTTAATTAGTAAAGCTTTAAGTAAGGAAAAAATAAAAGATACAGTAGTTAAAAAGTAAACTAAGTTATGACTGGACTTGAATTTGCAGTATACGTTAAAGCTAAGCTTAATAGGTTAGATTCATCTAAATATCAAGATGTACGTGATGAAGAAATATTCTTCTTTGCTCACGAATCTTTAAAGGCATTAACTTTAGAATTTGATACTCTTAGATTTTCCGGCCAAGTTCTAACTAAAACTTTACTAGTATATTTAGCTAGTGTTACAGAAGAAATATCTAAAGATTTAACAGCGTCAACAACAGATCCTGTATATAGATATTTTGACTTAGAAAGGATATTAAAACCTAAATCAGTTAAAATTTGGGTGGAGATGAATACTAATTTTAGTTCTGAAAAAGGATGGAGTACTGGTAATTTGATAGAGAACACATCACATAGTAGTACTGTAACTGAGTCATTTACTAAATCATTCCCGGACTCACCTAATTATAGGTTCTTGGATAATAAGTTTATAGTAGATGTAGTGGAGGGTAAATTTGATTGTACTAAGTGTAAGGTAATTATACTTAAGTACCCTGAACTAATAGATGAATTAAGTGTTTTAGAATATCCGTTTATGTCAGAACTTGAAAATAAAACAGTAACTTTGTTACTAGAAAACTTAGAGAATAGTAGACTGCAAACACAGCCTGCTGTATCTAGAATGTAAAATGAATTATTAATTTAAAACAAAATTATTATGCGTACTTTCGTATCACAATGTTTAATTGGAACTGCAGCCCTTAATACCGCTGGCACATTAGTAGCTTTAACTGCTGTACCTAATGGTAGTATTATTGCTTTTGACTGGGCTACTAAAGCAGATATTTTATCAACTACTACTGAAATAGGATTTGCTAAAGGAACAGCTGATTTGGCTAAGCCTATTATAACCGGACCTTTTGCAAAAGAAGGGATTGTAAGTTTTATACTTAATCCTTATGAAGCTGCTGTAAAGCAAAAAATTACTTTAAAAGTAGATACTGCTCCTGCTGAAGGAGAAAGTGTCTTGGTAAAAATTGCTTATAATGATAATCTGAGTATTATACCAAATCAGATTAAGCAAACAATTATTAGTGTTTTAACTCCAGCAAGTGCTGATGCAAATAGTGTTGCTGCTGCTATTGCTGCTGAGTTTAACAAACAAGAATTTTTATTTGCTAATGTTACTGTAACTACAGATACAGTTACATTTGAAGCTATTACACTTACTACTGCAAGTGCTTATAATGGTATTGATAGGCCAGAAAATGTAGTATTTAGTGTAGGTATTAGTAATGAAAATGGTGCTTATACTGTAACTCAAACTGTAGCTCCTAAGTTTGGTCAAGGTGATGCCGCTAAAATGGCATGGTTAGAAGATCAACATATGGGTAGACTAGGTTATTCAGATAGACGTTCTTGGAATGCTAAGAAATATGTCTCTCAGGTATATGCTACATTAGTTCTTTCTGCAAATAGAGTATCTGAAGGAGATATGCAAGACACACGATCTAACCCTGTAGGAGTAATTATAGGTGGAGATGGTGCTACAGTAGCTCATATTCTTACATCTTTAGCTGTTGCTAGTATTGCTCCGGAAACAGTTGCTGCTAGTTAATATATAAGTAGTACATAACTACAAAAGACTAAGCTCGATATATTTATCGGGCTTTTTTTTATACCTTTACGCCATGAAAGCTAAAGAAATCATTAATAATTTAAAGTTAGTATTAAAGGAGCAAGGTACTATGATTAATACTTCATCAGATCATCATCTAATGTTTATGTTAGATGAGGCTAGAGCGAAGTTCGCAGCCCAGAAAATGGATGCTAAAGTTAATGTAGTACAGATGGCTCAGTTTGTAGATGTAGTACCAATACCAGTAGATACTAAAGCTAGTATAATGGTACAAGGAGCTACAGTACACCAAAACTCTACAGCACCTATATTAGAGATAGTACAAGAATCTACTGAGGTTATAAAATTTGGTAGTGTAAAAGTTTTAAAACTTATCATACCTGATCCTATAGCCTATATGAATGGTGGTGGTGTGTTTACTGTAGGCCCAACAGACGGCAGTTCTAGTTTTAGCCAAATTAGTTATTCTCAATTACGGCTAGCTACACATAGATTATTTACCGGCTCTGTTCCTAAATGGTTCTTTTTTGAAAATGCCATTTATGTTATAAATGCTACAACTGAAGCCTATCAAAAAATAAGAATACGTGGTATATTTGATAGGCCTTTTCATATAGAAATATTCCAAGGTAGGTATAAGTATCTACATCCCTTTGATTGGGAGTATCCTTTATCTATGAAGGATCTACCTACTATATATCAAATAGCTATTGCTAATGATTTAGGATGGGGAGATGCTGCCGCAGCAGCTATAAATAAAGAACAACTTAAACAGAAAAAAGATACACAATTAGTAGATGCTTTAAAAGGTTTAAATACTCAAAATGCCGAGGTATAAAAAGAATCAGTATACTACTAAAGAAATGTATAAGTGGTATAAGGATATGTATAAAAGTAAGCCAGTTACCTATAAACTATTTATAAAGATTATAAATTTATGGGGAGAAAAAGCAGTAGATGCTTTAATAAATGGTAGTAGTATTAGGCTTTATTATGGATTATCCAGGATTTATATAGATAAAGTAATTGGTAAGACATATCTAGATTGGCCGGCTACTAAGTTAGCAAAGAAGCCTGTTATAAAACCTAATTTGCATTCTAGTTTTTATAGAGGACGATTACGTTGGAAAAGAGGTTATACTAGAATGAACAGTAAAGGTACCTCTTTCGTAGCAACAAATTATATGAGAGGAAGAATGGCAGAGGCTTTTTTAATGCCTGGAGGACATGCTAAATTTTTACAAGTAGCAGAACATATAAATAAACCAGAAGTAGCAAAAAGTATTTATAACTTAAAAGTTTTAAAGATATGAGATATACTGTAGTAGAAGTAGTTATAGATAAACTAGTAACTACACTTAGATTAAGAGAATGGCAATATGATATTGAAGAAATAGTAGAGCACATAGCAGAAGCTTTACGTTTAATTGGTGCATCTAAAGTATATGAAGAAAAAGTACATCTTCTTACCTTTACAGATAAGTATGCTTTATTACCTCATGATCATATTAACACTAGAAAAATAGTACCTGAGTGTACTGTTTATAGAGAATCAGGATCTGCTATAGAAGCTGATATCTCTGATGGTGGTACTTTAGAACTACATTATCAGGCTTTACCACTTGATGAAAGAGGATACATATTAGTGCCTGATAGTACAGCTGTACGTGAGGCTTTAATGTGGTACTTAATTAAGATTTTAACTTTACAGAGAGAAATAACTCATATTAACTTTCAAATGGCTGAGCAAGAATGGCAATGGAGATGTGCTTCAGCTAGAGCTGATTTGAATGTTCCTTCAGCTCAAACAGTATATGGTATATATAAAGATTATACTTCTTTTGGTGTACCTAGAAAAACTGATCCTAATTCTTGTGACTCATGAATATAACGAATCTAGATATAACAAAGGGTATACATAATAGGACTGATCCTGTTTCTACTCCACCCGGGTACTACAGGGATGCCATTAACATGCGTTTAAGTGGAGCGTCTAAATGTGCGGAAGAAGGAACTGTTTCAATACCTACTGCTCCTAGTAACCTAGTTGTATGGGGTTCTTGTGATATAGGTGAAGATACTATAGTACTAGGTAGAACATCTACAGGTAGTGTTATCGGGTCTTTAAATAAGAATGACCAATGGACCACAGAAATTAGCCCAAGAGATCCGGATATCCTTGGTATTACAGAAGCTACACAAGTAGAAGGTAAAGTAAATTGGGCAGGTGAGCGTATCATATACTTTTCTACTCCATTAGGTTCTAGACGAATTAACCTAGATAGCGATAAAGATTATAACGCTATGAGTGCTTCTGATTTTGATAAGCACACTTCATTGTTCTTAGAATATAATCTTCCTACTGCTGAAGGTTTTAGTGGTTCTGCAGGACAACCTCTTACAGGACAACTAACAGCAGGAGTATATCAATTTGCTGTTAGATTAGTTACAGATGGTGGAGCTGCTACTCCTTTTGGAATACCTACTAATTTCATACCTGTTATAGAACCTTCTTTAACTTCAGGTAGGTATAATTCCCATGGATCACCAGTCGATACTCCTACACACAAAGCTATTAGATTATTACTTGGAAATATAGATCCTACTTTTAAATATATAGAAATAGGAGTAGTAACATATAAAGGAATAGCTAATATACCTAAAGTTACAGTTACTGATAGAGTAATAATAAATGGAAGAACGTCTTTAGAGTATTTATATAGAGGTGTGAAAGATGATGCAGAAGATATAACATTAGAAGAATATATTAGCTCTGGCATATCTTACCATACTGGTAAATTTATGGCCCAAAAAGATGGTACCTTATTTATAGCTGGACCAACTGAAGTAGAACAACCTAATATTGATTGGAATAGAGTTGCTGGTAAAATAACATCTAAATATATTGTAAAAGAAGTAGATTTTTCAGAAAACCTTATGTTTAGTATTAGTCAAGGTATTTCTGATGCAGGAGCAAATACAACTGCATTAGGTAAATTTGTTTATGAAAATCCTAGTATAACTGAAATATCTAATCCTTCAGAAGACAATGGATATACTAATCCATATACAGCTGCTGATTATAAAGGATATAGGAGAGGAGAAGTATATGTATTTACTTTAACTCCAGTATTTATGTCTGGTGTATATGGTCCTACAGTACAAATTCCTGCTATGCATGATGTTGCTACTGAAGCAAATATTGGTAATAAAGATATGGGTACTTATATATCATTAGAAACATACCCTGATGACAGATTTCAAAGTAGTAATATAAATATAGGAGATGGATTAAGATTACATAAGTTCCCATCAGCTAAACAAGAACCTATTATTAATACTTCTGAAGTTGGTAGTGGTTTAAAAATTAGGATTCTAGGCATAAAGTTCTCTAATATAGAATTAGATCCTACTGAAGTACAACATGCTGAATTAATTAGAGGTTATATTATAGGTAGATTAGATAGACGTGGAAATGAGACACAATTAGCTCAAGGTATAGCAAGAGCTAATCAAGAAATAGAAAGACATGATGCTGGGGTACAAGATAATACAAATTATAGTACATCTTTAGGGGATGGTAAAATAAGATGGCAAATTAACGCTAATCATAATACTAATGGACCAGATTATAATGCTTTTCCATCTACTCATGAATGGAATGATTTTACATTTTTAGCTCCTGATTTAATACACCATAACCATCCTGCTAAT